AAAAGCAAGCATATGAGGAATCGTCGTTCAAACCGTCGTAAGTCTAAAAAATAAATAGGTTATTCAATAAAAAATAATTTTTACCTGGGAATTATTTTTTATTACGCTTCACTCTGGCTCCGTTACACTCCGCTTAATACTCCCTGAACTGGTCGCGAATGTGTTCATATACCGCAATTGCATCCCGCGCGCATGTCGTAATATACTCTGCCACGATCCCTTCATCAACACCAACGGTCTCTGCGAACCCGACGCGTATCATGCTATCCGGGTTATGCGGGTGAATCTTGCGGAATGCGCAATACGTAACTGTCTGGTCCTCAGCATAATGTTTGTCGTGGAGGAAGAACTCGAGCACCTTCCCTAATGTATAATCCTCCCCTTTAAGTTCAATATCGAACCCGTTCTGAATCGTGCTTACCGTGGGAATAATGTGATTCTCGCCGCTTTCGATATCACGGATGAACTTCGTACATTTGTTAATCATGATCTGCGCGGCTTTCTGGACGATATCCGAATTCGTGAAAACGCCTACAGTCTCCACGACGAAATCGAAACTGTCCTCTTTCGTGAAACGTTGTGCGTCGAGGAGTGCCCAATTCTTGCGCTGGGCTTTCATCTCTTCGCTGCCCACGGCGGCTACACCTTCCTTCACAAGTTCGGCTTCCTTGATGCGCCAGGCCTCATCCACCTTGGCGGGGTCCATCGTCATTTGGTAGGCACATGTGCTGACGACGTTAAATGCGCCATCTTCTTTGGCGGTGCCAATATCGAGATCGCATGTCATCACGAGTTGCTCACCTTCACCGTATTCGGTCATTTTCGGGAGGAGGCGGGCGAACTCGATGAAATCGCCTGTGATTACGTTTGGAGGGAAAATTTCATGGACTTTCACATCGGTAAGGTATTTGCCGTTAGTTTTGTTCTTCATTTTGAAGTCTTTGGTCGTGACATAGCGGATTTCACCGCCATCGGCGACAACGCTAATTTCAAGTTGATAATCTTGAAACGGAAAATCTTGGTCGGTGATGTGTATTGGGACGCAACTGAGGCGTTGTTTTAGAATCTCGTTATGAATTCGTGATGTGTTTGTGGTTATCGAAGCTTTACATTCCGAGTACGGGAACGTGCGGAATACAAAAGTCGGGATGTCGCTCAGAATGACACGCCTGAGTGCGTTGGCTAGACTAACATTCAAACTGTCGATGGTGAATTTGAGTTGGCCATTTTCGTCTGTTTTTGAGACGATTCTTGGTATGTATTTGCCGACAGCAGACCTTGAATGAAACGGAGCGAACGACGCAGCAGCGGAACCAGATGACATTACTCAATAGTAAAGAATAAGTGATACGTTTAATATAGATTGATATAATGATTTACTATCAATTTTTCTTGATTACATATTTCAAGATATATCATATATTCGTTTATTGTTTGAAATTAATATAATATATAATCTGTATATTATTATGTACTCTCTACCTAAAACTAATAATAATAAATATAATTTGAACTTAAATGAGTCGAATTATAAAATTCCTTTTGAAATTAATATACACGAAAACGATATTAAACTGTATAATAAGCCAGATTCTTATGACAAAAAAAATTTAGAAAGCATGATAAAATCTTACAATAAAATTAACGGAGAAATATTATTGACTAGTGGATCTGATATGGCTTTACATTTAATTATAGAGGTTTTATTTTTTAAATTAAAAAAAAAAACAATATTAATACCTATCCCAACCTATACACATCTACAACTTTATTGCGAAAAATATTTCGACACATCGTTTGTTGAAACACATATTCACGAAACACCAGATGAAACATTTGAAAAAATGTCAAACGCTTTAATGACAATAAAACCAGATATTATATATATTGTGAGCCCAAATAATCCAACAGGAAAATCGATATCAAATGAAAACCTTAAAACGCTATTTAATTTGTTTCAAGATACATTCTTTATAATTGACGAAGCGTATATTGAATTTTCACAATATAAATCAATATGTGACGTTGTTCATAATTATAATAATGTGGTTGTTACAAGAACATTTTCAAAATTGTATGGATTAGCTGGTATTAGAATCGGTTATTTAATAAGCAACAAAGATTTCTACAACGACTGTTTGCTTTTTCATAATCCTAAAGAAGTAACTACTGTTGCGGTTAAATGTGCTCTTAATGTTTATAAAAATATTGAATACTATGAAAATATTATTAAAGAAACAAATATAGCAAAAAATGAACTTTTACAATTAAATAATAAACATTTTAAAAATTCAGTCAAAGTATTTCCGTCTGATGGAAATTTCTTATTGGTTGAAATAGAAAATAAAAAAACATTTGAAGAAATATTTAATAGATTTTCAATTTCCATTCGTGATAGATACGATTATTCAATTGAAAAATGTTTTCGAATAACAATTGGTACATTAGAAACTAACGATATAGTAGCTAAGGCAATTAATATGTATGGAAATGGGTTTTTATCTTATGAAACATTTTTTATAGACTTAGATGAAACTCTTGTAGTTAATATCAACGGTACTGGTTTAAGTATGATTTTTTACGAGGGTTCTATAGATATTATAAATTATCTAATTCAAATGAATAAGTGTGTATATATTATTACGAATAATTGTAGATATACTTCAGAGTTAATATGCAAAATATTCAAAGAACATGGTTGTAATATAAATTCAAATAACATCATAACACCACTGAATATTATTGTAGATAAATTTAAAAATAAAAAAATTTTATTCTGTGGAAACGATGAACAAAAACATTATTTACTTACAAACGGCGTTAATGTGGTAGATCCGAGTAACTTTATAGATAATATGCCGATGTTGGATGGAATTATTTTTCATGATATATATTCATTTGACTATACATTTATATTTAACTTTTATACATTTTCAAAAAATATTCCTGTGTATGTTTCGGATAACGACAAGTATTTTAATGTTAATTCAATTAAGTATCCCGATATGGGAACTATAATCGAAATGTTCAATTTAAAATTTGAAATACTAGGAAAACCTAATCCAGATATGATTAATGGAATTATTTATAATAAAATAACAACGATCATGATTGGAGATAGCGAAACTGATTACATTTTCAGTAAATCACTTGGAATTGATTTTTGTCACATAAAACAATCAAAACAAAAAGAATGGATATACAATACAGAAAAAAGATGTTATGAAATAGACAACATAGCGTCTTTATATCATTATTTGCGTTGCTACGTAACAAACGAGTAAAACCTTTATAGTTTATTTCATTCTGTGTGACTGTTCGGTATTTTCTATATTTTTTATGAAATTGATTCTTTCTACAACTTTGCTGATTAAATAAGGGTTATTTTTTATAATAATAGATTGTTCAATAGTTGGGGTGGTTTTATCACATGTAAAATTATCTATATTAAGTGTTGTAGCTATACACAGTTCGTTATCTATTACAACGTAGTTTTCATGAATGTAATTATTATTAATAAATGTAATATGAATACCCGGAATTCTATCCATTAATATTTCACTTATAATCTGTTTGTATGAAAAATATGTTTTTTGAATCACATTGAAACATACTTCAACAAAGTTATCTTCTTGAAAGTCAGTAAATGTTTGATTTGTGATTATATAAATATTAACATTATTTTTAGAAACCTCATTTAATAAATAAAAAAAGTCTGCTTCCCAAACCCATTGCATAAGAATAATAATTTCTTTTTTAGATTCTTTTATTGAATTTAAAATATGATCATAACAGTTGAATCGATTTAACGCGTCATGAATTATTTGTATATCATTATTTACGTTACTTTCGATATTTATTACAAATTGTAGTTTATCTATTGGCATATTTGATCTACAAACAAACATGGAATGTAAAAAATTATCAGTTAAAATATGGTTATTACCTAAAACCGCATTACTAATTAATATAAAATCATCAACAACTATATTTTTAATATGTAATATAGGAGACATTAAATAGCTATTTCCATATAATCTACATTTAAAATTTGAATATGTATTCAACTTAGACCAACTGTTGTAATATTTATCAGATACTAATAATTGATGTGTTTTTTTTGACATTATCATTTCGACAAATATATTTTCTTCAAGCTTTTGTTTAAGTATTTCATATAGTGTTTTGTTATTGAATATTACAATATTTATATTAATAATGTAGTAATAAAATCTTATTGATTTTTTAGCGTTACTTAATAGTTGATATAATATTATATCAACATCTGTAATAAAATAACACGAATTTACTTCTATTTTATTCAACTCTTTCGCATGTTTCTGCTTGATTTTATTGCCTAATTCGATTACGTATTCTTTAACTGGTTTCGTATATCGATAATTATTAATTTTATTTCGTGTTACTATATAAATAATATATACACATGTAAAAATAACTAATACTGAGTAAAATATTTTTAGATTTAATTTCATTTTACTGCTCATTTTAATCATCGTTTTATTATACATATAATTTACATATTTATTATCTAATTATTATACGATGAATTGTTGTAGTACCATGCGTTAAAAATCACATAAAAACTTATTATTTATTTAGTAATAGAGAATGTCGTGTATTATCTATTATAGTAATCATTGTGATAAATCAAAAGCCGTATTAACAGCTTTGTCTAAATCACGCGTTCAAGATGATATACATTTTCTTTGTATCGACAAACGTGTGCGTGCGGCAAATGGTAGCGGAGCTTGGCACATCGTCACGGAGACCGGCGAAAAAGTCCTCCTCCCTCCCCAAGTGAATCGTGTTCCCGCGTTGTTGCTTCTGAACAAGGGACATATGGTGCTATACGGCGAGCAGATCTTACAGCATTTTCAGCCTAAAAATGTTGCGTTAAATAACGAAGCAACCGGCTTCAACGGTGAGCCAAACGCATTTTCACTCGGACGTGAAAGTATGGGTGGCTTTGGTGTTGCGTCAGATAATTACAGTTTCTTGGATCAGAGCGCGGATGAACTGTCGGCGAAGGGGAACGGCGGCATGCGGCAATTGTATAATTATGCGACGATCAATACCGTGGATAAAATAGAGACGCCGCCAGACAATTATTCTCCGGATAAAGTGGGGAGTGTTTCGTTGGAACAGTTACAGCAGAAGAGGCAAATGGATATTCAGCAATCATCAAATGCTGGCAATCATATTGTTGGGGGGGGTCAGCCCTCCTACGGTGGTGGCGGGATGGGTGGCGGTGCGGGGTATGGAGGCGGCAACGGGATGGGTGGTGGCGGGATGGGTGGCGGAGGTGGTGCCATGCCTAGCGGCTCACAGCGTGGTCAGACCATGCCTCAACCTCAGCAATATGCTCCCGTTGGAACACCTCCTCAATTCGCCGCACAGGCAGTTTATCGTGCTCCGCCTCAACAACCGGAATATTCACGTTTGGGCAACGGAGGCGGAGGCGGAGGCGGACTACGCGGAACGATGGATACTCGACCTCAGCCCCGCGGTGGTGGAAGCTGGATTTAGAATAAAATTGAAATGTTATAAAGTTGTAATAGCATTTCTATTGTTCATCGTAAACAAATACATACAACAATGTCGGATTCGTCTTCTAATGCAGCAGCCACCGCCACCATCCCGAATCAGAATAAATACCGCACCTTTTCCATCAAGTCATGGCACGCATACCAGCAAAGCACGCCATCCCATCTTCATTCTATCCAACACTACTACGCCAACTGTCAAGAACTCGCAAAAGGATGCCCCGAATACGTCATGGTTCTTCGCGATGAAGTTACGCGGATAACTGGATGGAACTGGACAACTGGATGGTCTGCGCAGAATTGTGCGGATACGAATGGCTACGTGGATGTCCGCACCGGAAAAAAATATCCATATGGTATGTCGTCGTTTTGTGATGACATTCAATACAGATAAAAATGAATGTCGAATAGCCTGCGAGTGAAGAAACCGTCACAGAGTTTCGGATGAAGAACAACAACCTATTGATGAAAAACTGAGAAAAGGTGTAAAAAAACTTGATGAAAGTGACGACGACGACGACACCTTCGATGGGGTAATAAACGTCAAAGTCGTCGTCGTTGTTCAATTCGAAATAAAACAAAAACATTCACGACGACATACACGTAACGCACGAAGACGAGGTCGTGGTCAAAGAACTCGCAGACACAAGAAATAGACCGGCCTTATTATTTTTATTGTTATTATTATGTATATTTCCACGATGCCTACTCTTATGGATTTATACCACAAATATGACGAAATCATCCGGTTCTCTGCTTATGCGTTCACAGGTTGGTTCTTATCATGGGTTCTGTTTTTTATCATGCTGCCCTTCATGGCGCGAGCCTACGGCAAAATCCGCGGTGCTTCGTTGAACTACGCGTTTAGTTGGTTCTCGATGATCGCGATTATATTAGGGTTAGAATTCACGTTGGGATGATTCACGGAAATCTTACTTTTCAGCCAAAAATATTCCGTTCGAATGAATACTTTTCGTTCAAATTTCAAACCTTCAAACTTATACGAACCAAAATATAAGTTTGAATGACTTTTCAGCCAAAAATATTCCGTTCAAAAACATGAAAATCCAAAAGTCCACGTTTCAAACTATGACCCCCTATTTTTCAAAGACTTTACGGCCAAAAATATTCCGTTTGAATTTGAATCCCCCAAAATGGGGAATTTTATAGATTGGAAGTTTACAGTGACGGTTTTGGGGGGTGCAAATCCATATTGATTGCGTTTTTTTTAAATGTGCGTATTTTTGTAGTCGCATCATATAATCGTCAGAATTGATATTATACGTGTTTTATACGTATTTTACAGTCTGGTGGTTGTGGTAATTTATAGTATGTCCAAATAAATGTCCATTTTGGCCTTTGCGCGTGGAAGTTTTAAAACGCTATTTTCAAAACATCAAAAAAATACGGTTGTGACCATTATGCTCACAAATGCGATTTTTTGATAAAAAATATTGTGACTGACTTTTTTTACGAACCGTCCGCGGAAAGCGTTGGTCGTATATTTAGGCGTATTTTTTGTCGTAATATAAAATATAAAGATTACATCCATGGAATACCATAAACTAAAAACCAGTTACGTTTGCGATTTGTGTGATTTTACGTCGAGTAATAAAACCGACTACGAACGACATGTAAATACACCCAAACATAATAAGAATGTCCAATACCACACAAATACGCATGAATCATCGACAACAACCGGCCATAAATATACATGCCCTTTATGTAAAAAAGAATTCAAACATAGGACGAGCATTTATAAGCATAAAAATGTGTGTTCTGGCAAGGACGAATCGAGCGCATCAACTGCTTCCACTGCTGAGGTTCGCAACGCTGTATCACAAGAATATGTATCCGATGTTGTATCAAAAAACCAAGAACTAACAACCGCAAATCAAGAACTAACAACCGCAAATCAAGAATTAAGAAATGCGATGTTGCTTTTGATTCAACAGAATACAGAATTTCAAACCAAAATGATGGAATTCTGTAAAAGTGGTATATTATCAAACACAACCAATAACAACACTAACACTAACACCAATAGCCACAACACCATCACCAACTGTAACAACCCGACCTTCAACATGAACCTCTTCCTCAACGAGAAATGTAAGGATGCGATGAACATGAAGGACTTCGTGAATTCCATCCAGTTGAACATGACCGATCTGGAAAACGTGAGTAAGCTTGGTTATGTGGAGGGGATGTCGAATATCTTCATTGACAACCTTCAAAAGACCGACGTGTATAAAAGACCGGTCCATTGCAGCGACGTCAAACGTGAAACCCTCTACGTCAAGGAAGACGATCAGTGGGAACGTGAAGGACCAGACCATGTGAAAATGACGAACGCTGTCCTTGCGGTAGAACACAAGAATGTCGTCCTTGTCAATGAATGGGCAAAGGCCAACCCGCGCTGTTTGAATAGCAACACCCGAGAGAATGAAACATACTTCAGGCTATCGAAAGCCGCCACTGATGGAGAGAAGGACGGGAATATAGATAAGGTGATACGAAAAGTAGCGAAGCGTGTGGTGATTGAAAAAGACAACCTAAAAGTAATCGAGGATTCATAAAAGTTCATCGTTCATGAAACCCACATGATTCGAAAATCTTACTTTTCAGCCAAAAATATTCCCTTCAAAACATGACAATTCCAAAACTTCCAATTTCAAACCTCGGTCCCCTATTTTTTCAAAGACTTTACGGCCAAAAATATTCCGTTTGAATTTGCATCCCCCAAAATGGGGAATTTTATAGATTGGAATTTTACAGTGACGGTTTTGGGGGGTGCAAATGGTGTTTTTGGGTTTTATGTTATTTTACGCGTTACTACTGTATTCTTACGATAATATCGTTTGATGGCGGTAAACCGACCATTTCATTCAATAAGGAGGCGTTACATTTTGTAGTAATCTAAATAAATGTCCAAAATGGCGTTTGCGCTGGAGACTTTTAAAACATGAAATCGCGCAATTTCCAAAAACCCATATTTTTATGGTTTTGTGACTGAAATGCTGTTAAACCATGTTTTTTGGTGAAATTTCTGTTACTGAAATTTTTGGACATAAAACGGCGCAAGTGGATTGCCAACACCGGCGGAGGCATCGGAGAGGCGGCGATTTGTTTAGGCGTTTTATTTTGTAGAACTATTATATAAACGCCGACGTATAACATCAATGGATAAAGCCAGAGTATGCTATAATTGCGAACCTTGTAATTTTACAACAGACAACAAAACCGACTATGAACGTCATTTGACTAGAAAAAAACATATTCTTAAAACGATGCCGGTAGACCAAGAACCATCGTATATTTCGAATACATATACATGCCATTCTTGTCACAAATCATTCAAATGCCGCACCAGTATATATAAACACAAGGCTGTATGTAAAGAAGCAAAAATAACAACGGAATCCACCGCCGCCCCCACAACCACAACCACAACCACTCCAACCGAACAGTATTTACTCGAAGTGATTACCAAGAATCAGGAACTAACGTCTGCGATGATGATACTTATACAACAGAATACAGAACTACAGTCAAAATTGGTCGAATTCTGTATGAACAATCCAACCAACACCAACACCAACAGTCATAACATGACTAACAGCAATAACACCAATTGTAACAACCCGACCTTCAACATGAACCTCTTCCTTAACGAGAAGTGTAAAGATGCGATGAACATGAAGGATTTCGTGAATTCGATTCAATTGAACATGACCGATCTGGAAAACGTGAGTAAGCTTGGTTATGTGGAGGGGATGTCGAATATCTTCATTGACAACCTTCAAAAGACCGATGTATACAAGCGACCGGTCCATTGCAGCGACGTGAAGCGAGAAACCCTCTACGTCAAGGAAGACGATCAGTGGGAACGTGAAGGACCGGACCATGCGAAAATGACGAATGCGGTCCTTGCGGTAGAACATAAGAATGTTGTCCTTGTCAATGAATGGGCAAAGGCCAACCCGCGCTGTTTGAATAGCAATACCCGAGAGAATGAAACATACTTCAGGCTATCGAAAGCAGCCACTGATGGAGAGAAGGACGGGAATATAGATAAGGTGATACGAAAAGTAGCGAAGCGCGTGGTGATTGAGAAGGATCCATTATAATATTAGAATAAAACCCGTGAAAATATTCTCTTTAATTTTCGGTATAAATATAATCGTGTAATTATTATATCTATTCATTTCATTAATGTCAAAATATGACGTTGATTATTCCAACACAATTATTTACAAAATTTATTGTAAAGATGAAAATATACAAGATGTTTATGTTGGTCATACTACTAACTTTGTTCAACGAAAGAAGGCACATATGTCATCATGTATGAAGAGTAATTATTCAAATCATAACTGTAAATTATACCAAGTAATACGAAATAATGGCGGTTGGGATAATTGGCAAATGATGATAGTTGCCTTTTATAATTGTAAAGATCTTTATGAAGCGAGACAAAAGGAACAATATCATTATATTGAATTGAAAGCTACGTTGAATAGTGTTAAACCGATGAAGTCGGAATACATACATCTGAAAAGGACAAAATGTAATAAGAGTAAAGATGAATGTAAGAGTAAAGATGAAATTAACGATAAATTTGTATGTGTAAGTTGTGACTTTAGATGCTCTAAGCGTTCTAATTATAATACGCATCTTTTGACACATAAACATAAAAAGATAACGGAGGATACCAAAAATGCCAGCCAACAGTCCACATCGTTCATCTGTCCCTGCTGTAACAAGAAATATTCACACCTTTCTGGATTGTGTCGGCATAAGAAAATATGTGTGGCGGTTAAACAAGATATTAATGAAACGGTAACCACCAATACAGTATTCGAAACAAAACCTAGCGACGATTCTTATCCTATTGAGAATATGAAAATAACACCGGCAGAACTTCAGAATATGATAACTGATACACAATTTTGTAAGAAAATGGTGGTTGAACTAATAAAGACCAACAACAATTTACAAGCGCAGATTTTGGAAATGATGAAGAACACGCAATCACAATCCATAGAGACAATCCCGCCATCATCGACTATCGGAGTTGCGTCAAATGGCAACAATAATACTATTAACGCCAACACCACCAATAATAGTAACAATCCCACCTTCAACATGAACCTCTTCCTCAACGAGAAATGTAAGGATGCGATGAACATGAAGGACTTCGTGAATTCGATTCAATTGAACATGACCGATCTAGAGAATGTAGGTCGGCTTGGTTATGTGGAAGGGATGTCGAATATCTTCATTGACAACCTTCAAAAGACCGATGTATACAAGCGACCGGTTCATTGCAGCGACGTGAAGCGAGAAACCCTCTACGTCAATGAAGATGACCAGTGGGAACGTGAAGGACCTGAACACACGAAAATGACGAACGCTGTCCTTGCGGTAGAACATAAGAATGTTGTCCTTGTCAATGAATGGGCAAAGGCCAACCCGCGCTGTTTGAATAGCAACACCCGAGAGAATGAAACATACTTCAGACTATCGAAAGCCGCCACTGATGGAGAGAAGGACGGGAATATAGATAAGGTGATACGAAAAGTAGCGAAGCGCGTGGTAATAGAAAAAGACCTATCGGTCTAGAATACATCTCTCCATCTCGCCGCTGTCGCCGCATATAAAATATAAAACGATATGTGAAGTATATTATTATTCACATATCGTTTATTCATTCGTTCATTTATTCATTCAAGCGATGAACATCGAATATATCATTCCACTCGTCACTTTCTGGCATACGATTTCAACACAAATCGCAAAATACAGTCCACCAGAAATCATGAATAATGCTGTGTGTTTGATTCACGGCGTGTCATTTATCGCTCACTACAGCTACGACTATAATATACACTACACGGTTCATGCGAGTATCGCATTTTTTATCTATGACCTTTTTTACATTCTGCGATGTATCTTCGTAATCTACCGCAGCGATGACGACCATCATCCGCTTAGATATAAAGACGAACTCAACAAAAAACTTCCATACATCGCTCACCATATCGCAGCAACCTATTGTATGTATTCTGCCATAACCATCGCGAATGGTGACAAGATTATTGATTCTATATTCATCCTCGAGAAGTCGAATATTATGATTTATGTATCGTATCATCTTCACAAACAATACCGTGAATATACACGAACCAACGCAATATCCGAGTTTGTTCAGTTGTTGACATATACATATTATCGAATATTCGTGTTAACGCAATTTGTTTATGACAGTCGGGCGTCAGTATTCACCTATCCCTATATCACACAATTCTTGATTTTTCTAATATGTTCGATGGGATATGTCTGGAGTTATCGATTATTGATGAAAAATATCGCGAATTACGATGTGATACGTGCCGCCGCCGCCGCGGCCTCTAAAAAATACTCTTCCGCGGGATGAAGTAACGCACCCGCGCCACTTTTACTGTGAATCTCTCGGATGGTGTGTTCATAAGAGGAAGTTGGCGAACATCGAAGGAACATGTCGATTTCGGCCATCGTCGGATTCGCATTATCGGGGATGAGTAGGACCATTTGTCTATGTCTATAAATATAATGGTATGGAATATTATATAAATAAATAAATATCTCTTTATATAATGTCGCTGACGCTCCCTCTCCCAAACGCACATTTCATTTGGTATTGTGCGTGGTTGTCTGTTCCTTCCACGATCTATGCCCTAACACGCAAGAGCCACCACCTCGCGATCGTTCCAGCCACCGTATTCACGACATCACTTCTTTACTGGCGAAACCCTCGATATGATTCATGGTATCGCGTCCTCGATATGACAGCCGTATTTTTAGGTGTAACATACCAGTCAATATACGCGTTTCAAACGATCCGTATAACATCACCAAACCGTCATTTCGCCGCATATACATCACTTATTGCAGCGTCGG